CTTTAGTAGGGGATGAATATCTTTTTATAAATGTAAAAACTCCCAGTCTAACTGATAAAGATAGCATATATAAAACCTTTAGAATATATTCTTTAGAAAATAAAAATTATGTTAACGATGGTAGTACAATAATTTATGAATTGGGTATTATGTCCACCGAGGGATTCAATGATGTGTTAAATCCCATATATAAATCTTTTGAAGGAACTCCGTCAAAAGTGATAAACGATATTTTTATAGATTACATACAAGCTAATAGAAATATAATTACAGGATCTAGCGTAAAGACTACTTTAACATTTTTAGAATACCCAAAAAACATATTAAAATTTATTAGTCCCGGGTGGACACCCATCCAATGTATTAATTGGTTGGCAGGAAAATGCTTACCGGCCGCAGGAAAAGCAGCAAATTTTTTATTCTGGGAAACTACTAAAAGATTTTATTTTGGTAGTATGGATAGTATATTGTCTAATTTAGATGCATTCTCAATAGGTGAGTATGTTTATTCTGAGGCATATATAAAAACTTTATCGGTAGATGAAAAATATAAAGCCATGTATGCAATAAAATCTTTGTCCATAGAAACTGCAGTAAATCAATTAGATAATAGTAGACTAGGATATCTTGCAAGTTCTTTAGTAGATATCGATGTGTACAACAAAACATATGAGATAAAAGAATATGAGCATCCCGTAGAATTTGACAAATACGCACATTTAAATAGTAAAGATTCTTATCCAATGTTTGATAAGAATATATTAAGAAATCCGTACTCATACCAAAAAACTAATTACAGTACTCCTAAATTGTTTACTAAGGTAGAAAATAATTTTGATCAAATACCAAAGGTTACATTTGGCAATAGAAGATCAAATTTGCTGGAGTTAAATAATTTTAAAATGGAAATTGTAATTCCTGGAAGAACGGATGTAGAGGTAGGAAAAATTATAAAAATAATTTTTCCAAAAGGAGAACCGGGTGCACCTACATCTCAGGATAAAACAGCATCAAAACGAGATGAGGCATATACCGGGTATTACCTAATAACAAACTTATCTCATAAAATAAATCCGAAAACACATTATATTACTATGAATGTAGTTAAGGATTCCTTTTCAAAGACAGAATATAACAAGGCTAGAAAATGATATTTGGCAATAATGAGCTTGTCTGGTGGACTGGAGTTGTTGAGGATAGAGACGATCCAGAAAAACTAGGAAGATGCCGAGTAAGAGTATTTGGTCATCATACTGCAGATACTACAGCACTACCTACCTCAGATTTACCATGGGCTTTACCTATGCAGTCTATAACATCCGCAGCAACATCGGGAGTAGGTTCTGCGCCTGTAGGTATAGTACCAGGAACTTGGGTTGTAGGTTGGTTTATGGATGGGTCGGAGATGCAACGCCCGTTAATTATAGGAACACTTGCAGGTAAGCCCTCTCCGTCTGTAGCATCATTGGCTAAACAAGCACAGGATAACTCTATAAACAATGTTGTTAAAGATTCTGACGGCAATGCGTTAGTTGATCAAAATAATAGTTATGTGGTAAAAACGGAAAAAAATGCTCAACCTAATTTAGGTCCGTTATCACAAACAGATTTAAATACATTTCTTAAAACATTTTCTGAAAAAGTATCCGGCGGGAATTATGCAAAGGAAAGTTCTGCAGGAGATTTAGGTAAATATCAGTTAAGTGTCAATGCTTTAATTGATTTGGGATATGTCAAAAGATGCCCGGAAGATATAGTGTCAACAACATGGACTGCCGATTCTAATAATTGGACAGGCAAGGATAGCATAACAAGTAAAACAAAATTTTTAGAAGATACTGCAATACAAGAATCTGCAGTTATTGCGGCATCCAAAATTAATTATAATACTCTATTACGAATGGGGAAAATTACAGATCAAGATGATCCAAAAGATGTTGCTGGATTGTTAGCCACATCATTGGCAATGGGTGTAACTAATGCGGACAAATTAAATAAAAAAGACATTAATGGAAAATTAGCTAAGGATTATTTTGTTGCTGTTAATACTGCACTAGGCGGAAATGCAAGAGATTTTGAATATAAACTAGACACCTCAGGTAATTTTTTACCAAGTACAAATAATACAAATACAAACAATGCTGCTTTAAATAATTCTGCTTTAAATAATATAAAAGGATTCCAAGATCCAAATAAAAAATATCCAAGATCAGATTATACGGGAGTTAGTGATATTAATAAATTAGCAGTAGGTGATGTAACACATAAAAGTTTTAACGTAAAAAAGAATAAGAAAATAGACAATATTCAATTAGCTAATAGTAAACAAACATGGAACGAACCCGACTCTGCATATGGTGCGGGGTATCCGTATAATCAAGTTACAGAAACTGAAGCAGGGCATTTAATAGAATTAGATAGTACACCTGGGGCAGAACGAATACATATATTTCACAAAACAGGCACATACATAGAAATAGATGTTAATGGTTCAATGGTAAGAAAAACGGTTGGCGATAACTATGAGGTTATAGATCGTAATAATTTAGTGTATGTCAAGGGTGCACAATGTATTACGGTTGAAGGCAAAACTAGTATATTAGTTAAAGATGACGCAAAAATTCAAGTAGAGGGCAACTTGGCAGTAACAAGTCACGGTGACACTTTGGTACAAAGCGCGGGCCAAACAAGTATTATTGCCGAAAATTTAAGGATAACCGCAGCTAAGAGTTTTAGTCTAGTATCCGAGGGTCCTATTAGTATGCAGGGCAAAGGAATAAATTTTTACTCTAAAGATGGAGATATTGTTCAAAAAGCTTCGGGAAATTTCTTAATGGAATCGGGAAGAACATCTACCATGAGTATAAACGGAGGATTGGAAACCTTAATAGAAGGTGCAACAGTAAAACAACAGTCGGGCGCAGTTAGTATTGGGCAAATAAATCGTCCAATAGATAAATTACCTGAAAAAAAATCGCCAGATAAAACACCTATTCCTTTATTACAAAGAGAGGTAGTATCTAAAGCAACATTCTACCATGACGCCGGGGATGAGGGAACAGATGCCTACAAATTAAACTTAGAACAACTAGGCTTAATTAACACTAGTATTATCCCCAAAGTAGTTGAGGGCGAGGCAATCCTTTCCGCAGCTACACCTATAATAAAAGTAAATGATGAAGACATTAATAAATTTACATTCTTCCCAAGATCATTTATATTATCCAATAGGGATAACAGAATATTTACGTTGGATGATATGTTAAAAGATGGTGGATTAGTTGCCCAACGAGGATTGACAGAAAAACAAATAGTATATAATTTAAAACAATTAACTGTAAATTGTTTAGATCCTATTAAGGCAAAGTTTCCTGATATGAAAATTAATAGTGTATTTAGACCCGTAACAACTACAGTTACCGGAAACAATGCTGAAACAAGTGATCATGGATTGGGTGCAGCCGCGGATATAAAATTTACAAATACTAGATTTAAAGATTACAGTGACATAGCTCAGTGGATAGTACAAAATATTCCTCATAGACAAATTATTCTAGAATATGCATTTGAGTCTGGAAATAATAAATTAAGATCAGCGTGGATACACATTGCGTTCTTGACTGCTAACGGAGCAATAGTTAAAACAGCCAAACCTCCAGTACAGACATTTGCTAATCATGCATCTGTTTCCAAATCTTTGGTAAATCTAGCATAATAAATATCTAATATGGCAACCAGTAAACAAATAAAACAATTTGCAGATTTGGATTTATCTTTTGCGATTAATCCATTTACCAAGGATCTTTATCTTAAAACAGATGAGGATGCGGTAAAAACTGCAATTAAACATTTAATTAGAACTAAAAATTTCGAAAGATCTTTTCATCCGGAAATAGGAACACAAGTACATTACTTATTGTTTGAAAATTTTTCCTCAGCAGTTAAACTTGCAATGGAACGAACAATAATTGATTCTATAGAAAAATATGAACCGCGTGTTAGACTAATAAACGTAGAAATAGAAGAATCAGTTGATACAAATGATTTGGTTGTTAATATTATTTTTGCTTTAAAGAATACTAGTAATCCGGTTACAATTTCAACACTAATAAGTAGAGTAAGATAATGGCAAATTATAGAATATCAGAATTAGATTTTGATGGAATCAAAAATAATTTAAAACAATTCTTAACAAATTATAGAGATAAAGATAATAATCTTGTTTTTAAAGATTATGATTTTGATGCATCTAGTTTGTCTATACTATTAGACCTCCTATCGTATAATACTCATTATAATGCGTATCTTGCCAATATGGTTGCGAATGAAATGTTTTTAGATTCTGCAGTTAAAAGACAATCCGCAGTATCTATTGCAAAACATTTAGGATATACTCCAATGTCCTTTAGAAGTGCAAAAGCAAAGTTATCCTTCTCCGTGCCCGATCCTGTAGATAATCCTACTACTTTAACATTGCCCAGATACTCGAGATTTACTACAGATATAAATGGCACAAATTATACTTTTGTAAATTTGGATCCAATCACAATTAAACCAATAGATGGATTATACAATTTTACAGATGTAGAAATAGTAGAGGGTGAACCTTTACAATATGCTTATAGAGTAGATTTATCTGGTCCATCCGAAAAATATACTATCCCTAATGTGAATGTAGATACTACATCAATACGAGTAACAGTACAAAATTCTTATACAGATACTACAACAGAACAATATACACTTGCAAATGATTTATATGGTATAACATCTACATCTAAAATATTTTATCTGGAAGAAAATCCTTCTGGATATTTTGAAATATTTTTTGGCGATGATAGTTTAGGCAAAAAATTAAGCTCAGGCAATATAGTAATAATAGAATACTTATCAAGCAATGGTGACATTTGTGACGTATCCAGTACAATTATTCAAAGCTTTTCGTTAGGTGCTTCTATAGGCGGAGTAATACTTGGAAGTAGTATAACAGCGACTACAAATTCTTCGGGTGGAGATGTTAAAGATACTATTGATGAAATAAAATTTAAAGCCCCAAGATTTGCATCCTCTACCAATCGAGCAGTTACTGCTACAGATTATAAAGCTATAATAGAAGCAAATTATCCCTTAGTTGAATCTATTTCAGTTTGGGGAGGAGAAGATAACGATCCCCCCATGTACGGTAAAGTTATGATATCGTTAAAACCGTATGAAGGATATGTTGTTAGTGATACTGTAAAAACAAATATAACTAAAAATATTTTGGCAAATAAGAAAGTAATGTCAATTATTCCTGAATTTGTGGATCCAAAATATCTTTATATCAACATAGATTCCAAGGTTAAATTTGCAGCAAAAAATTCAAAATATAGTGCTCCCCAAATAGAATTATTAACTAAACAAGTTATTGCTGATTATTTTAAACAAGAGCTACAAAAATTTAATAAAAATTTTATTTATTCTAAATTATCTAAATTAATAGACTCTATTAATCAATCTATTATAGGTAGTGTGTTAACTATAAAACTACAAAAAAGAATACAACCAATAATAAACGCGGAAAACGGATATGCTGGTAGCAATGTAATTAAATTTGCCAATAAATTAGTTACAGGTAGTATAGCATCTACTGCATTTTATTATGATACTTCTACTACAGGTAATATTACTATAGACAAAGTTTATATTCAGGATACGTTATCTACAAATACAACAAGTAGTTTAAATTTAATTGATTTTTATTCAGATCAAATTTTAGTTAATGGTATTGGTACTGTAAATTATTCTACAGGAATTCTATCATTTGGCAGTTTGAATCCTGCAGGATATGTTGAAAATTCTTCTGATATAAGAATATATGCAAGGGCGGAAGAATTAGATATAACATCTACAAATGATATGATATTGGTAGTGGACGACACCTCAACAAATACAGATGTCAAGCGAATATCCGGATTAACGGTTACAATACTAACAGAATAACATGGCATACGAAACACTTCCTAGTTTAGAAACATTACTTGGGCCATTAAAATTATATGGTCAGTCTAAACCCGGTCAAACTAATGGTAATTTAACCGGGTGGTTTTATCCTTTGTATCTAACTAGAAAAGAAGCAATACAAGCAGATATAGAAAAAGGCGGTAAAGGCATATATCAAGTAATAACTTTTTATTATAAAGAGGGCGAATTTTATGTGCCAGATAGTTTTGGCAATTATGGCAAAACTAAGGA